ACCAACACGGAGGGTCGACTTCATGATGCGATCTGCCGTGAACTGAAGCTCTTTGGGGATGATCAGCTTGATGCCTTGAACAGCGATCTTCAGCCCGCGCTCATCGGTGAATGCGGAGATGTCGATCAAAGCCTGCTCAAGGGAGGTCTCGCTGAGGTCAGCCGGAGTGGAGAGCTCGTTTTTGAGGACCGGGCCAGACAAAGTCGGGTGGTCATCAGCACACAGAGGCTTGCCGTCGCCACCGATGGAGGTGTCGAAAGCGCCGTTGAGGATCGCGGCAGCCTTGATCTGCTTGGTGTTGGCCATGGAACGGGCAAGAGCCTTGGTATAACGAGCAGCCAGGGAGGCGTACAGGTTATCTTCCACAGCCTCTTCCGTCAGGGAGAAGGCCAGAGCGATGGTCTCGTGTGTGTAACGAGCGGTATAGACTTCTTGCGCTTGGTCATAGGCAACACCAGCGCCTTCGGTCTTCACCGGAGCAGAGTCAAAGCCGGAGAGCATTACTTCCTCTTCAAACGCGCGATCCGAGGTCTCAATTGCATAGATCTGGGTGTGCTCGTTTTCGTAGTTTTTGTACTCAAGGCCAAACAGAGCATTGAGCCCTGGCTCAAGCTCTTGTACTAGTTGGGAACGTGAAATAGCCATTTGTCAGACTCCTTACGATGCAACGCCAGCTACACCGCCGCTGCTGTAGCTATGGTTGTTGATTTTAACAACAAGCTGAGCAAAAGCACCCAACGTGTTACCCGGTTTTGCGTAAAGACTAACGATTTTTAGATTTCTACCGGCAGTGGTATCTGGAGCACCGGTAGTAGTCATGCCTGATAGGCCCGTGGTCGTGTTGCCTGTTCCTGCCGTAATGTTGACGTTCTCGCCGATGTCAGCTTGAACAATCACTTGGCTGCTGGCCTGAATTAAAAACAGTTGACTGGGGTCATCAATAATATCTGCCTGCAGATCTTCGGTGAAGGCAGCGTTGGCAATAAACTTGTTTGAAAAAGTTGGTTTGCCGGTAACAGGGTCATTATAAAAGACACCGTTGAATACGCCCACGGCAGCCGCGTCAGCGACAGCCTGTTGAACGTATCCACCTACGATACGTACCAAATCACCCTGAAAGAGGTTTGTACCGTAGTCTTCCTTAATCAAATACCCATACTGCTTTTGCGCTCCCGTGGCAGAGAGGTTGCCTAGAGGGCGCAGTCCAAACGGATTGTCGGAATTTGCCATTTTGAAAGTCCTTTAAAAGATTAAGAGTCGGCCATTGGGCCACCAAAAGTCACCTTCGATTGCCGCACTGGCTTGTCAATACGCATGCTGTTGTGAGCATTTGTCTTCATCAAGTCATTATCGGCTGCCGTAACTTGGTCCTGTGCCCTGCTGCGGTAATACGCGTTGCGCTCTTCAGCTGTCTCAATGGGGATACGAGCAAGAACCATGCCGCCAACAGAGATGATCCCTGCGTAACGGCCATCTTCTACCGAGGGTACGGGGAAGTCTGGGTACTCATCAGATCGAACCAACTCATAGCCCTCGCGGATTTTCCCGGAGATGTTAATTCGGTCTTCTTGACCACCTGCTTCCATCCTTAGCCAGCGGTGCTTGTATCCTGGAGGCGGCTCAGGCGCATCCAGACGGGAAGGTGGGGTCCATGGTTTACGGCGCGAAGTAGTTTCGCGAGTCTCAGAAGCGCGGGTCACGCGCTTGATTTCAGGTATTTTACCAATGGAGTCCATTTTCATTCCTTCACGTATTTGGCGTATTCCTCAAGAGGAACACCTAGTTTTTTGGCAATCGCTACCTGACTCGGCGAGAGCCGGACAGTGCGGCGCGCATTGTTGACACCGGAAGACCGGTTAGCAGGTGCTACCGCCTGCGCGGGGCGCGGTGACCTGGAGTTCTGGGCAGACTGAGAAAATTTCTGTGGAAAAGTCTCCCTAAGTCTGCGATTTAGCTCATCATAATACTCGTCTGACTGGGGGTCAAGCCGTTCTTCTTGAATAAGTTGACGATGAATACCCCATGCGGTGTGCGTCATGACCGTGTCCTTGCCAAACCAAGCATTGTCCTCGGCCCATTGTTCTGCCTTGGGGTCAAGTCGAGCGGGCTGCCGAGCCTGCACTTGTGGCTGTGCAACAGGCACTTGGACCGGGGGCGCTTCGGCTTGGTGTCGGCTAAAGGACTCGTAGTTTTGGATCTGCCGCTGCTCTACAGCCAACTGGGCAAGACGCTCCTGGGCTTCCATCTCGGTATCAACATCGCCCTCTTCCCGAGCCTTGCGGATGATCTGCTTTAGAGCGACAGACTGCGTGTCGATTCGGCTTTTGGCCTCGCCAAGACGCTGCTGGTCCGATGTCAGGTAGCGCTGATTAGCCTGATGCAGCTGTGCCTGCACATTTTTAGCGTACTCCAAGGCCGCATCCTCACGGCGCTGCGCTTCACGCAGCCGTGCGGTCATCTTGTCGATGCGCTTTTTGACCTTGTCGCTGTAGTTGTCCAGTTCGTCTGCGTTTTGTTGCGCAGCAGCAGACTCAACGAGAGGGGCATCCTCTTGATTTAGGAGCTCTGCCTTGCCGTCCTCGTTTACCTGCACTTCGGCAGGATTTTCGTCCTCGCCGAGCTTAAATTCCAATTGTTCGTCGTTCATATTCACCCCTTACATGTGAAGGATGTCTTCAGGGTCGCTTAGGCGACCAATGATTTCATCGTCATTCAAGATACGGATTTCGCCACCGTCAATGGCAATCCTGGACCCGGCATAGCGGCCAAAGATCACCCAATCCCCTTCCGCGCACCATGGCCCGGTAGGAAATTTCGATTCGTCCTTGTAGGCAAGCCCCCCGACCTTGAGCACATAGCCACAGACCGTGGCCAACTGTGTTCGTTTCTGGGTTTCCTCTGCAAGGACAATGCCGCCCTTTGTCTTCTCCGCCCCGCGATACGGCAGGATGGCGATGCGCCAGCCAGTGGGGGTGGGAATACGGTCCTTGACCGAGGCTTCCAAAGCCTGAGGGTCAAACTGACCCTCATCATTGTAGGCGTCATCCAAGGTAGGGCCTTGTTCTTCACGCTCCTGTTGCCATTTCTGCTCCAGAGGCGTGAGTGTTGAGGCGAGTGCTGTTTCCAAGTGGTCTTCTCCTTTGGGGTTATAAATCTTGTGAGACTCGGTCTGCCAAATCCTTGGCAATCCCTTCTGCAAGCCGTAACCCTTCAAGACGACCCATCATGAAACGGTAGCGTTCCATATCTGTAATGGTGCCGTTGAGCACAATAGCTTCAGAGTCAGTGCGCATCTGTCGCAGTTCCCTGAGTAAGGCTTCAATGTATTCAAGCATGGGTTTTCCATGTAAAGCAGACGGTTAAAAGCCACCGTCTGAAGGGCTTAGTAAATCTTTACTGGCTTATTTCCGTCCTTTTTCTTCACAGTCATGAAAGGTCCTGGAACCCCTTTCGGACGGCTTCCCGTATTTCCTGGGTTACTTGTTGCCTTAGGCTTTTTCGTCTTTCCTGCCTTTGCAAGAGCAATTGCTGTAGCTTGTTTAACTGCCTTTGTCTTTGACTCAGGCTTACTAGTGCCGATCTTCCCTGTTTTTCCATAGGAACTCACCATTTCCGAGATGTTTGCACTAACTACTTTGGGACTTTTACCTGTTTTGAGGGGCATTTCGTCTGGCCTCCATGCGTGAAATGTTCTGTTGTTGGTCTACCTGATTAAGCCTGCGCTGTGCCATGTCAGCCCGCAACAAGGCGATGTTTTCCTGCGACTGGATCCGCGCCTCATTGGCCTGCAAAACATCCTGCGCCTTTTGTTGCTCCAAGGCCAAGCGCTGCTGGTCAATCTGGTTGTCCATTTGGTCATTGGCCGCGCGAATCTGCAGTTCCTGCTCTTTTAATGCAACAACAGGGTCCGGAACACCTTCTCCACCCATCAACTGCGACTGCATGTTTTTGGCTTCCATCGTGAACTCAGCTACCTTCAAGGCAATCATGCCTTCCTTCTGGATAACAGAGACCATCTTGTCTGGATCCGTGCCATAGCCCTGGAAAAGCTCTGCCTCCACCGCCTCTTCGGCCTTCAGGCGAACATGCTCAAGAATGTGCTGTTGCAACAACATCGCCGACTGCGGGTTGGCCTGCAACATCGGTGACATTCCCATCAACAGATGCGAGACAATGTGCGCATCATGCTGCTGCCCAGCAAAAGCCTTTAGCGGCATCATGTTCAACACATCGGAGTTCTCGGACGCCGGATCACGAGGCATCTGGGTCTGCGGCGGCCGCAGGATCCCGTCAATGTCCCGCACATTTAAGGCCGCATACACACGGTAATACGCCTCGTACATGTTGTGCATCTGCGGCGCGCTCTGGGCCAGCTGTAACTGCGTCTGAGCCAAGGTAATGCGCTGCGCGCTTGAGAAAATGTTGGGATCTGCCACAGGCAAGACCGCAACCATGTTGTTAAAGTCCTTCTTCTTAATCTTGCGGCTTGCCCCAGGCACCTCATACGGGTACTCATCAGGCAGATACTCACCAAACCCCTTGGCAAGCATCCGAAACTCGATGCTCTGCGCATAATGCAGCCGCTTGTGAATCGCAGACATGACCATGGACCCACGCTCAAGCAACGCCAGTGTCGTTCCGACCTGCGCCATCTGGTTCGCATCACCCACCTGCATGTCCGAGATGCTGGCAAGCCTTCTTCCAGCGTCTACTAAGAAGCCCAGCAACGCAAACAACGTCTGCGAAGGCTCTTTGTACGGCAGTGGCATGAGCGAGGCCGTAAGTTCCGCGCCTCCCGCGTCAATATCCCTAAACTCACCCGGTTGGATCGGATTATCATCGTCCGCGATCCGCGCTCCACGAGCTTTGAACCCTGCCGGTAGGTTGGCCAGCGTCCCTGCGTCCAAAAGTTGACGCAATGCACTGGTCGCACCCTTGGAAAGACCGCCAATTAGGTGAACAAAGCCCAAGCCATACGCGCCAAGGCCCTCGACAAGCACGTAATGCACAAAATATTCGATTCGGCGTTTTAATTCGTCTTCTTTTTCCCAGTTCCTGCGCACTCCGACGATCTGGCCGCTCGTTTCATCAATTGTGACCACATACGGGAGCTTGATTCCGGTCGATTCACCGTCTTCTCCGGTGTCCTCAAAGCCCAAAATGTTCAAATTGACGTGGAATTCAAGCAAAAAGACCTCTTCGGCGTAGCCTGTGGCCTGAACTCCGACAATTTTGTCCGTATTCGTGCGGATTTGAGACGGATTGGTGTCCTGATCCTCTTCCACAACCTCAATGTCGCTGTATTCCCCCGCTACCACACGCTTTTTGAACTCGTTGGCATCCATCGCAATACGGTTCGTGATCCGTGAACATTGCGACATGACGCTCGAACCGGTGTAGGGGATGTACAAATCGTCCGCCAACACCAGTTTTGAGACCATCCGGCCCAACTGACTGTCGTAATACACCTTTTTGAACACCGAACCACCGTATCCGGTGTAAAAGAGCGCCTGATCCATCTCCGGCGTGTACTCTTCCATGACCGTGGTGATCTGGTAGTTCATGAAATCCTGCACTCGGGCGGCCTGCTGCGCCTTGTCTATCGTCTCTTTGCCCAGGATTTGTGTCCGAACCGGGCCTCCAGCGGGCATTAGCTCCTTAAAAGCCTGCGCCTGGAACTGGACAATGGACTCGGTGAGCATGGGATGCACAGCACCGGCCGCGCCACGGAAGGGTTTCGTGCGCTCTTCGACCTTTAGACCAAGAAGATCCAGCCCCTTGGCATACATTTGCTCCCACTGCTCACGGCTGGACTTGTCCGCCTCGAACATGTCCAAGAGCTCAAGCGAGATTGCCGAGAGTTCGCCCTTGTCGATCACGTCCACAAGGTTGTCGTAGAAGTCCACGTCGTCTGCCTTGGTGTCGATCTCGACCGTCGCACCACCGTCTGGCTCAAGAACGATCTCTACATCAGGCATCGGGCCCGCTTCTTCGATCTCAATTTCCAACGCAGGCGCTGGATTTACCGCCTTGTCTATAGGCATGCGACCATCCCTTCTTTGTCTTCCACAATCCCCTCTTTAATCAAGGACTTGGCAATAGCCCCATACTCTACCAGAGGAATGACTTCGTGTTCAGTCTCAATCCAGACCTTCGCACCACACGACAGGGGCTTGTCCGGACGGTAGACAATCCGGCACGGGCCGTTGATCACCACCTCATGCGCATAGGTGTTGGTCTTGTACGTCTTGACCGTTAACACCGGATCACGGGCCCCGGTCTTGCCGTTGGCCTTGATCACATGCTGGTTGACGTGGACGATGGTCTTCACCTCAAAACCTTCTTAATAAAGTCCTCAGTTCGGATTTCGCCGCCCTTTTTGAACGGAATGCCCTCTGTGCTGATTTTCCCAGCACCGTACCTATCCCAAACCACCGCTGGGTGCATTATGTCTTGACCATCTGGTGTTGTTAGAGTGATAGACCGATACTCGAACCCAGGACCAAGGTCCTTGACCACCTGCTTTAGATTGTTGGGCAGCTTCTCATACAGCTGAGCCTGTGAAGATTCTGCGCCAGGGAAAGCGACAAAGTTCTTGCCCATCTGAATTGCTGCGGCGATCACATTTTTTGCCATCAACTGCTGTATGACCTGCGGGGATTCTTCCATGCCAACAAAGGATTCCTTAATCTTATAGTCGCCTTCACCAATCCGTTTGATGAACTTGTTCATTTGACCTTGAACCCGGTCCCGTTGCTTACCTATTTCTATTGTTCGCTCTTTTTGCTCTTGGGTGGGGTTGTCCAGATAACGCTGACGTTCTGCTGCAGTTTGCTCCACTAGTTCTTGAAGTTGCTTCCCAAGTTCAGAAGCTTTTTGAACGTCTTTTGTTGGGCTTCCACCCAACGCTCCACGTTTGCGTATGTCATCTAACCGGTCCGATTGAAGCTCATGAACATAGATGCCCTCTACTTTTCCTAAGTCTGGAAGAGTTGTTTTGTGTTCCGAGAAACGACTAAAGGCTATTTCGTTTGGAACTCCCCCCAAGCTTGTTGGGTGTTGGCCTTTGTACTCAAACTGCGCCGCCGGAGATGTGGGGCTTGTGTAAGCTCTTTCTAGTGTGTCTCTCAACCCGGTCATGCTTTGCCTAAAGGACTCTCTTGCTGCGTTTTCGTGTGGCGCAAAAGCGTTTTGAATATTTGAAGAAGCTTGTTTCCGAAGGGCCGGATCCAAGCTCAACAGAGCCTGTATGTCGTCATTGAGGTTTACTTTTATTCCGGGAAATAGATTGTCTAGCTCATCTACCCCTGACTGTATTGCTATTCTAATCGTTGCACCCATATCAAAAGGTTTAGACAAGGCTTTTTGTTCAGCTTGAAGAGTTTTATAAACAGAACTTAGGATTGGGTAGTTAATTGAGTCAACAGCATCAGTTAGACGCTCATAAAGATTTATCGAAGATTGAGCGTAGTCCAGTAACCTGTTTGCTTCCACCGCTCTTTCTGGTTGGTTAAGATCACGTAAGAACTCGTTTATGTTAGCTTTGTAGTTGTTAAACACATCAGGCGCGCTTAAGTCAGAGTTAATGCCTGAATGGGTCTTGCTTTTCAAGGCCTGATACATATCTCTGGCCCGTCCAAGGTTGGCCTCCACCATTGGGTTAGCCAGCTGACGTAAGTGAATAACACCTAAGGGAGCCTTATACACATTGTCCATTGAAGCAAAAAACTGATCGGGCTTGTTGGCGTCAGGCCTTGTTATAGACGTGCCATACCTAGAGGGGTCAAAATCTTCTTTGATCTTGTTTAATAAATCAAACGGCGTGATCTTGGCGTTGTCTGGAAGGTCCTTTAAGGCCTCCCTGGCGCGGCCAATCTCATAGTCCCTGAACTTTCCTTTAAGCTGGTTAAGGAACTGTTCCTTTTGCACTGGCCCAGGCAATTCAGCAACCATCTTATCCAAACGGCCAACAAACGGAGACTTGTCTGATGGAATGTCAGAAAATGTCCTTGTTTCCTTTCCTGGTACTTTAATCGCGCCCACCGGCGGCGTCTGCGCAAGCTCATAGTTTCTCAGTAAAGCCGACGCGGCTCCTGGACCAGGGGCCGGGAGGGTCAACAACTGCGGCGTGGGGGCGAGCTTGTACTCCTCGGCCTTCTTGCCAATAAACTCCAAAGTGTCCCGCGCAGTCTGCGTCTTCGGCGTCCCCGTGATCTTTTGCATCATCCGGCCAGCCTCGGAACTCGCCTCTTGCACCCCTTCAGGCGTCCCGAACTTGTCACTGGTAAGGCCCTTGTACACACCATACGCCGGACCGGCCACGGCCCCAGCGCCGCCACGAACAAGCAAGTTCAAAATGTCCAACGGCACGTCCACCGCACCACGGATCTCCGGAGGCAAGATGCCTAGGTTTCTTTGACGGTCCATGGGCGGCGTTCCAGTAAACATCTGCTGGATGTACTCGTCGTTTGTCATCTCACCCTCCGGTGGCGATCCCCGTGACCGTTCCTTGATGAACTTCGTCACTTCACCGCCTGCGGCAAACTGTGGCAGCCCTTGGGTCTTAACCATGTCAATCATTTCGGGGGTGATTTTGAAGCCCAGATGTTGATCCGCCTTGGTTGCTTCAGCTTCATAGAATTCTCTGACAAACATGTTGTTGTCTATTCCCATGCCCCAGGCTCTTGCAGCATCGGATCTGCTTATTCCAGGGTGGCGGAAAAACATCCAGTCCAAGAAAGCGTTTGCTTCAAAGGGCATTTGCGAGGGATCTTCTTTAACCACTTCAACAGGCTCGATCTTCGACCCTAGCTTTGCCAAGAGCTTGTTGGCCGTCTTGGGCAGGATGTTGTCGTAGAAACCCTTCATGCCCTCGCCGCCTACTTCCATGTCTTTGACAGTAAAGTTTACTGAACTCTCTCCGCCGGGTTTTAATGTTGCGGTCATGATCTTTTCAGACATCTCTTTTCCAACTATTTCAGACAAGGGCTTGTCTATAAACTGCTGCCTGTACGAATCGTCGTCAACAGTTTCTACTACACCTTTCTGATTCACAAACAACGGGATTATTCCGCCTCCCTTTTGCTTTAGCTCGACAAGCCGTGGACTGTTTGGGCTCAAAAAAGTAAAACTTTGAAGCTGGGATGGACCAACTTCAATCCCATCCAAAACAGTGCTTAGGCTGTATTTCTTCGCCGCTTGGCTGCCATTGATAAACGCCACCTTGTCATAGCCATTGTCTACCGCTTCATTGATCACGCGCTTGAGGGCAAGGTTGACCCAGCCCTCAGTGTTTTCTTGCATTCCAATGTCTTTAACAGTGCCCCCAAACCTTTCCGCAGCACGTTGCGCGTCTTCTGGAGAACTGTAGACATGCGGAACGTCTTGACCTTTTTTGTTTTTTGTGACGAGCGGTTTGCCATCCTTCATGACCTGATATTGCTGAGTGGAAACAAAGGGGGCGGGTGGTACACCCTCGGCAACTTTACGTTCTATTGTTTCGTATTTAATGTCAACAAGGTCTTTCCAACCAACGTCAATCGATGCATCTGCTTCTTCCTTAGTTTTACCAAAACCAATCGGAATACGTTGGCCCGCTTCTGTTTCGTAATAGGCCTCCACCAATGTTTCGGTTTTTGGCCCAAACCCCTTATCCCTACCCTGCTGCGCCCAGTCGGACTGCATCTCCTGCACAAACAAGACCTTCTTGCCCTCCGCGTCCGTGCGGTCATCAAGGAATATGTGAGCAAGGCGATTCTTGTCGGCCTCAGGGCTGACTGAGTGGGCGCTGGGGACGGTAAATTGGTTTTGTTTTGCGGCATCTGTCGGATACGACATAAATTCTTGACGTTGCTCTGGAGTCATGCGACTCCAGGTTTCATCACCAACAACAGATCGCGCTTCCGCTTCTGTTGATTTTTTAAGCGGCAACGTCAAGTAGATCTCCCGTGCGTTCGTGCCGCCAGGGATGTTGTAGATATCAAACCTCGGCTTTTCCATCTTACGAGCTTGGCTCGTGTACTTAGTGTACTCGTTCTTGTTCCTGCCAAACTCCAGTACAAGATTCTTAACCTCAGACGGCAAATTCAGAGCATTTAATTCGTTTAAGGCATCTTGATCACCCTCTGCCGCCTTTCTACCCAACGGACCACGTAGTCTGATAAAAACAAAATAGGGGTCTTGTCCCGCTACTTCTTCGACCCCTTCAAAGTATTTAGCCAGCTTGTCGTCAATAGATTCCATCCGACTCAACGCTTCATCAGAAAGCCTTTTTGCCTCCGGCGACAACTTCGGGCCCCTACCCAACACAACCTCATTAACCTGCACCCGGTTGTTGGCCAAATAGTCCTGAATCTCCTGCCGCGTCACCGGCGCAGTGCCCTTGCTCTTTAGGAATTCTTCAAGGCCCGTGGCCCGTAATTCAGCAGCCTTGGCCCCAGGGGCCTTGGAGATCTGCGCCAACATCTGCTGCGCCGTCCCCTTCTCCTGCGGCAAGTTCATCACCACCTGCTCCGTGGGCGAGAAAAACCCCATCTCATTCTTGGGCGGTGTCACTTGGGCCTTGGCCCCCGGTACAGTAATCGCACCTACCGGCGCCGCCTGCATTTCCCTGGAAATCACCTCCTCGGCTTTGCTCGCAGCCCTGCCCACGCCCCTCGCAGCCCCAGGAGTCGCAATGCCCCCAACAATTCGACCCAGTAACTCGGCCCCAGATCCCGTAGAAGGTTGCACTAACCCGCGCTTGGCCGCCTGCTCAATGAACCAGTCACTCCCACCAACCGGCTTCTCGACGTTATACCCAAAAGGCTGCATGAGCAACGCGCTAATGTCCACCGCCCCACCCAGTAAATCAAACGGCGTGTACGTAACCCCACGCACTAGATCACGAAGGACATTGGGGTTTCTACGGTCCTCAGCGGGCAACGTGCCCGTGAACATCTGCTGGATGTACTCGTCATTGCTCATCTCACCCTCAGGCGGGGAGCCTGCCTGACGCTTGCGGATGAAGTCCGTGGTCGAGACCTCGCCGCCGTGGGCATAAACGTCGGGAAGACGTTTTTTAAAGATGTCGTCAAAATAAACATCAGGGTCAAGATTCTCCGGAAGGACCAAGCGGCCTTCACCCAATGCCTCATTAAATTTCTCTAGCCACTCCGTAGCCTTCATCCGCCTATAATCAGCACCCATCTCAAGACCTGAGTGCGGGTATACCTCAACAAGCGTCTTCGGCTGACCCGATGCCTGTAAAGCTCTTGTACGATGCCTTCCTTCATGACCAGTAATAAAAGGAATGTTGTCTTTCCTGTCCATCATCAAAAAAGGGACATCGTCAAAGGAACCTCCTTGGGCTAACACGTTCCGAAGGTTCTCTATGTTTTCTTTACTGTATTGACCAAGCGGAAGATTCAAGGGCCGCGCGAAATTCTCAAAATCCCCAGACTTCATGGTCATAACACCCTGGTAGGGATAACCCTTTCTACCAAGAAAAGCCCTTATCAACGCGTTGCTTTGGTATTGATCCTCCAACCCCGGAATCTCGTCAGCCGCTCTCTGAAGTCGCTTAGCCTGCCTCTCGCCGCCACGCTCCAATAACTCTTTTTCTACCTGAGTTAGTTTGCCCGACTTTTTGATTTCGGGGGCTTTTGTAATCGGATCCGCCAACTTAAAAGCATCCATTGCCCAGCCCTGCGCCGTGTCCACAATGATTTCTTTTTCACCAGGACTACCAAAGGCAACCACATGTTTCGGGGTCAACGGCACTTGAGCCACCACCAGATCCTTACGATTCTGGTTCTTAACAAAATTTCTAAAGGCTTCTGCTGCATTGCGATCAAGGGAAAAGGACAACAGGTCACCTACATCTCCTGCTTGCAGTGCCTCAAACTCATCCCTAGACATCAAACGATACCCCATAAACTGATTACCAAGATTTTTCTTGGCTATCTGCTGAGACTGCTTAATGTATTGCTCTCCTCCAGGAACCCTAGAGAAAAAATATTTCGCGTCACCTTCTCCAAAGTTCCCAACACCACCGATATGCGCGCTTCTAATATCATCTATGTATTGGTTCGTAGGCAGCTTGTCCACTTCCTCAAACACACGGGCAAAGTCAACAGCAAGCGTTTCCTTCTTCCCCAACGCCTTCAACGCATCCTTCGCCTTGCCCGTTCCCTTGATCGCCGCCGCTGGCAACGCCAATGCAGGCAAATTCGACAACGCCTGACCCGTCCGATACGCCTCACTGCCCTTGCGCCCAGGCTCTAACCCCAAAAATCCCTGGCCACCTTCGACCAACGCCCGAAAAGCTTCCTCCGCTTTCCCCGGCTCACGGCCCCCAGCAAAGCCACTGGCAATCTCTTCCATCAGGTCAACATCAGACGACGACTCACCAGCCGAGCCGCCGTCAGAAAACTTTTTTACAGGGGCACCCCCAAGATTTAACAACATTCGCCTAGCCTCGGACCCCGCATCACCGCCCCTGGCAAGACCCACCGCCGACGGGGCATTGGCCGCCTTTAACCGCTCAAGCTCCAACTGCGCCGTTACCTGCGCCGGAGT